TAGGATTGCCCACCTTGTCCATATCCATCTGCCAGACTTGCAACCGCATCGGATAATGTCGTATCATTTTTCCCAGTTATTCCGTTCGCATATGCGGTCAATGCTTCAATCTTGGGAGTCAATACTTTTGTCATTTCATCACCCCCTTAACCTAAAGCTACAAGCGCATCCCGATAGTCTTCCCATAAGGAATCTACTTTGCCTTTGTAAGCATCCGTAAAATCATTGGTGACAGTAGGAATTTCGCTCTTTAGCGCATATGCCGATAAATCTTGATGCTGAGTAAGGTATCCCGCATCATTTGTAAAAGCGGAAACATTAGCAGGAACAACAGGAATTTCTGATTTGAGGGCATACAGGGTCAAGTCTTGATGCTGTGTCAGGAAACCCGAATCGTTAGTCAGTTCCGAAGTCTTTGTGGGGATTTCAGATTTATCCGCTTTACCGCTTATATCCTGATGTTCTGTCAGCGCACCCAATTCCTGCGCCGTGATCGTGACAGCACCAGTCTTGCCGTTGACAGATGAAACAGGAGCAACGATGCGGTCTTTATAATGTGAGACTGACAAGCGGAAACGGCAATCTTCTGGCGGTCTTACAGTCCACCTAACCTTGTGTACACACCCTGTCATGTCATCACCTCGTCATATTCCGTCTTGCCAACATCAAAACGCTTTTCGCCCTGCCAGACCCTCGTTCCGGATGTGGTAACGGTCTCCAGTACCATCTTGACGGGCATTTTTGTTGACCATGATAAAGTCGTTTCCTGCCCAATCAAATACTGGTATTCCTGCACCTGAGTATCGGGGTCAGTTACCAGTGTAAAATCTTCAAGATGTAACTGCTGTTCTGTCTGTCCGTGCTTTATGGTCAGCACAACGTCAGACAGGTCAGTGACGGGGAAATCTTCGCCGGAGATGCTGATAAGCATTGTCTCGCCACGATGGATAATGTCGTTCATGTGGTCACCTCGCTTTCTGGCTCTTCAAACGGCACTTGCCAGTTATAGATGTTGTTCGCCTCGTCGAATTTCCAGATATTTACCCTCTGTCTTGTCCTGTCGATATTGACCAGATGCAAAGGACAGTTATCATAGCGATATGCGTCAAATACCACGGACGGGACGTTTCCATCAGGTGAGTATTGGTAATAATCCTTGTGCGCATGACCTGACAAGACGCAGAGCAAATCAGATGTACAGCCAGAAAAATCATAGCTGTGAGACACCCCATCACAATCCGTTATCGTGCCTGATGTTTTTGCTTTGCGGTCTGCAAGCAGCTGGTCAAGTGCCACACTATAACCAAGGGATGATGTTACTGCTCCTGTCACTATAGACGATGCTTCACCCCCGTCCACCGCAGGGATATATCGTGTTGTCTTGCGCCCATAAGGTTGGATGTGGGATAGGATGATAATGTCCATATCATCTACGGATGACAGCATGCTTATCATCGCTTCGATGCTTGCCGAATCGCAGTAGTAGTGATACCACGGGTCACCCCTTGTCACCCATACAGCAAAGATACATATCTTGACGTTATGGAGCGGGTCAATGACGTATTCCATGCCTTTGAATCCGTATCTGACATTACTGCTGTTTCCGCCAAAACCGCTGTTGTCAAAGTAGTCATCCTGCAAGACATGATACTGTGCGTCGGTCAACGGAGCATAGGAATAAGATGACCCCTCTGCTTTGTTGTTCTGACAATCATGGTTCCCCCAGACGTTGATTTTTTTGGCTGTTGGAAGTCCAGATAGACAAGTCAACATGTTGTTGAGGTCTGCTGTGTTGTAGACCGCTCCGCATACATCGCCCAGACCCACGATAGCTGTCACTTCTGACCATTTGATTGCCCTTGTCAGATAATCAAAAGTAGGTTTGTGTGCAGAATTAAGATACCTGTGTTGGTCGGTGTGGATTATCAGCGGAATAATGGTATTGTCTGCCCGATACTCTGTTTTCCACGCATCTCTGGCTGTCAGGATAGTGTGCTGATACTCGGTGTCGTATTCATCGTAATCCGGCGTTACAGGCGTCTGACCGCTGAAAATCTCCGTCCCGTAAATATCATAAGCATACTGTAAGCTGACCCCGTCTTTGTCATAGACGGCAGACAGGACGTTGCCGTTTTTATCGTATACGCTCATGTGCCGACCACCGCCTCACTTATATTGTGGCAACCATAATAAGGAGTATTTGATCCTGCAAAGATAATGTCACCTGCTGTCACACCGATAGGCATGACTCCTGATGGAGTTGTGTCCCAATAAGCGTAAGAATCGTTAACGTCAGCAGAGCCAAGCGTAAAGGAAAATTTGAAATGTCCGTCATCAGCATGCATGTAGTTACTGTTTTGCCGTCCAGAAGTAAAACTTGAATCCTCATACACCAAGCAAGATGCGCTTGCGTGTTTTTCCTCTCCTGACATATCAAAAAATACCACTGACTTGCCGTTACCGCTGAAAGCGATGCTCTGGCTGTTGGGAAAATGCGTAATAATCTTATAAATATCACCCGCTGTTGTCATGTAATCGTTGGTTGAGTCATAGTGCGCTGAAGCTTTTAACGCATCATAGTCAACGTTACAGGTGTAATAATCAGTAATGCACAGACCTGTTTTTTCGCCCTGAGTGTAATCACTCTTCCATTGCGTGTCTGTGGCAAGGATAACAGGTGCAGTATTAAAAACGCTCACTGTGACGGTAAATGTCGTAGTCTTACCGCCATAAGAAACTGTGATTGTGCTTGTCCCTTCCGTAAGCGTTCCACTCAGCGTATAAGTCGTGATTGTGCTTGTCGTGTTATCAGACCAGTGAGCGGTCACAACCAAATCCGTCTTAAGGTCATCCAGACTTGCGGTGTCGTAGACCGTCCCACTCTGCGTATAAACGCATGCGATGGATGACAGGTTAGCAGGTGGATTAAGAGCCGCATCAAGCGCATCGTAGTAGGTCTGTCCGTCATCGTCCACCCATGCTACATGGGCAAAACAGGCAAGTAAGGCGGCTTTTATGTCTGCTGTCAGACCACCGCCCGAACCGCTTTCCAGTGCTGTCACCCTGTCATCAATCGCATCAACATCATCGGAATCAGCCTTTTCCGCAAGTGCATCTCCCACAGACTTTGCATCTGCCGGCGCACCGCTGATAGTCAGTGTGGTATCTGTGACAACAGTTCCGCCATACTCTCCCAAATCCCTGCTTGTAACAGCCGTGCCAGATTTAATGAGATAGTACAGATGTCCAGTGACCAGAGAATTATCTCCTGTCCAGCCGGATATAACCAGCGGATTTGTAGTGCCAACATACACAGCAAGGTATCCGCCGTCACCCAGAACGGAAATCTCTGATGCAGATTCAAAAAGGATTGCAGAACCACGTGTTGCCATTGCCAGTTCGTGCATCTGCCCGGATAGCGCAGTTAGCTTTGTAACAATCGCCTGCCCGGTTTCATCGGTCATTAATGCCTTTGTAAGTTTTTCCATTTAACACCTCCATCAGCCGTCCGTGTAGCTGTTCGCCAAATTGAACAGACCATTGTTTCCGACATACAGATTTATGATTTTGTCCTTGTTAAATCTGCGCCATGCCGGGAATTTCGGGTTTGTATTACTGCCAACGCAGAGATTATTAGCCACAAGAACATTATCGACATTTCGGAACGTAACTGCGTATTCTGCTGTACCTATAAAATTATCACTGACCATTACATGCGAACAGGCAGACAGCCTAATGCCAGCTTTTACTGCATTATAAATTCTGTTCCCACGGATATTCACATTTATATGATACAGAAGATTTTCATCGGCGGCGTGTGCACAACAGGCATCGTCCATTCGGTAATCTGTTCCACGGGTGAAAACGTTGTCGATTATGTTGACCGTGTGGTTTCGGGTATTGTCATATGCCGCTGATTCTGCTGATACAAAATACGGAAACTGTGCGAAATTTGGCTGGTCAAGGTTAATCGCTTCCACATTTGTTTTCGTGTAGTCGCTGGGTAAAATTAAATTCTGAAACCGACAATTCCGAATAGTCACGTTATGGCAGGACATAATCTGGAAGAAATGCGTACTGTGCAGATTTCGGAATGTCATGTTCTCAAATGTGATATTCTGCCCATGTGCCAGCAGTACCTCCACATTCTGCAAGGTACCGTTCCGCATGATTATATTGCTGTTGCCGTTGTAGCCAGTTGTCGTGTCTGTCTTGATAAAGTTTGCCAGATTCCCAAAATACTCCGGGTGACCTTCCATGGAGCAGACAATTGTGGAACCGTTGAGGTCAATATCCTGATTTCCTTCCAGATACAGATACCTGTTCGTGTTGCTCAGACCATCCGCAGGACGGCTATTGATATTAAAAACAGAGTTCGGAGCACAGATAACTTTTCGACTTGCGTTAAAAGCAGTATTCAGGTTTGCGATATTGTCCCCAGATACCGGCGTGACCTTTGATTCGCCACTGCTTGCAGTTGCGTTCTTCAAGGCGTTCGTCATATCGTTCAGCTTGCTGACAATATTTTTACCAGTCGCATCCGACATCAGCTCTTTTTCAACCACAGCCCCGTTATCGGAATCAACATAACGACAGCACATTTTTCCGTCCACAACATAGAACCAAAAAGCCCCACCCGCAGTCGGGTCGAACTCTGCTCCCGGCACAAACTTAGTGCCATCGTGATAATACCAGTAGCCGGGATACTGATCCTGCTCTGTGCCGGTGTACAGATAAACCTTCTCCGGCTCCGTCATATCTGCATACTGATCCACGGATACAATACTGCTTGACGCAGGCAACTGCGCAAGTACAGACAGACCGGCATTTGCATACTCAAGAGCTCCCACTATGGAGCCTCTAACCTCTTCGCCATATACAGCGTCAAGAATCTGTTGTATGTATTCATCAAATTTCTTTTCATCGAGTGCCATATTTTACTCTCCTATGACATTAGTACGCCCTTCACAACCTTGAGCGTCCTTGTTGTCGGTGTCACTGTTTTATCCGCCGCTTGCGTGATCCCGGTCACGACCTGTATATTCTCAGTGACTGCGCCTGAAATCGTCAGGTTGCTCATATTGACCGTAGCCGGGAATGTCAGCACCGGCTTGTATGTTCCTTCAAATCCGTTTGTTGACAGTGCCAGACCGCTCCCGTTGATTCTCCAGACGTTCGTTGCGCTTGCAGGTTTATCAGCGTCCATCACATACAACGCTTCTGCGTTCTCGCTGATAATAATATAACCGTTAAGCGACCGTTTGACAATCTCCGCCGCCGCATCCAACACGGATGACGATGACGGCAGGCTGTCAATTTTTTGCCCGATCTCTTTGACCTGATTCTTTGCCAGTGATGTATAGCTGACCTTTGCAGTTGCTCCCAGCGTGTACTCTTCATCTGCCGGATTTGTGATTGGAATCTTCCGCTTTGTGACCATGAAACTGCGGTCAAGACCGTGCGGCTTTGAGATTGCCCGGACTGTATCCAACACTCTAATGTTGTCAATCTCTGGATTTATGTTGTGAAGATCCACCGCAGTCAGTTCAATGGTCATGTTTTCGTACTGCACATCTGTCAAGTATTTCTGCCCTTTTGTTTTCAGCCGGGCAGGTTCTTTGATGTCATCGTACTCCACAACCTTTTCAATCCAGCCGTACTCCGCAACTGCGTCCTCATTAACAAGGTACTCTTTTCCGCCGTTGACCGATGCGATAGTGACACGCCTGTCCAGTCCCTCAACCTCTGTCTGTCCCTGCTCTGTTAGCCGTGCGCCAACGGGAACGATCACTGTTGCCATTTCCGTCATATCGTATGACCGTGTAAAGTCAACCAGATTCTTTCCGAACCGTATGACCTGCTCACTGATTCTTGCAGGCTCCGCCAGATAGTCAAGATACCGCACGCCATTCTCATGCCTGATCCGCAGGTGTCCGCCAACGTTTTTCAGCAGTTTCTCATTAATGCAGTCAATCGTGCTTTCCCTGTTTGTGAAGCGATAGATTGAATTATTGGGATCTGTGACCGTGACCGTTCCGACAGTAAACTGCTTTCCTGCATCTGCCTTGCCGTTGTGAATCTGAATCAGTGCTTTTAAAAAGTTCTCCGGCGTGATGTTATGATAGACTGCCTGCGGCTGGATCGTGTCGCAAAGGTATGCCAACTCGCCCTCGCAAGTGATCTTCCTGACATGGTTCATCATTTCTTCGACCTCAATCGGCCTGCCTGACCAGATCCACTCTTTATCCTGATACACATCTATGACAGATGTAATCCGGCGGATATTATCATAATGCTTGTGCCCCGGCGCAATCTGAAACGTTAATTCACCGGCAACAGAATCTTCCACGGTCAGCACGGGATTGATTAATGGAATTGTCTCATTTCTGGGATAATAGATTAAATTCCCATCGCAATAAATTGTATACATTACAAAATTCTCCGCTTGTATCCTATCGTGATAAAGCCGTCCTGCTCCGTCTGCACTGATACGGTCAAACCATTCTCACCCACCAGAATGTCATCAAACTGCGTCAGAACATTTGCTGTCAGTGTGTAAATGTCTCCATTCGCAGTCAGTACAGCATCCTGCGTGCAAAGGAATGTTGGTGCCACCGGCTGATCTGACTGGAATAAGGATATCTCTGTCACACCTGCAGGAACCGGGATATATCTGTAATCGATGATTACGCCATCGATAAATGAAAACGGATCCCACTTCCAAGGTTCGTCCGTAGCGGTCAATGCCCTCTTGAACGGCTGGCAGTCGCAGGAAATTGAAAAGGTATCTTTCTTTTTGTTGTGCGTGAAATCGCCAACATCAACACGCCCCCGGTAAATCCATGAGTTATCGTCATCAACGACAATGTCCAGCATTTTTCCGTGTATATTCCTCAGCACCGTTGAGTACATGCGAAGATACTGTTTCGGGTTGAAGATTTTGAACGTGAATTTCAATGTTCTGTTGTCGTAGGTTATGCCGCCGTTGATTTCAGACAAATCAAGACTGCCGTTCATGCCGGGTATGTCCACCGTCTCAACTTTCGGCTCAGGACTGCCGATGACTTTTTCAGTCATTAGCAGTCCCAGATCTTTGTACGTATGATAATCACCAAACTTAACACCTAATAAAGCCATCACGCCCGTCCTTTCCTGACTGCAATCGCTCCCAGACTGCTGTCAATATACGGTGCCAGTTCCCCGGCAACAACATCAGGATACATAACCACCGCCATTTCTGCCAGTGCCGGCAGATACTGCTGTAACAGACGATATATCAACATAGCGTCAGACGCAGGTGCTTCTCCGCTTTCTCCGTCCGTTTCTATCGTTGTTGTGGGGATGTCCTCAATGTCGTTCAACAGAGCGTCGACCGGCTCAATGTAGTCATTTTCGTCAAATCCCTCGTCAAAACCGATTGCCATACCTTCCGCCATCATTAGACCAATCTTGTCTCGGAACAGCCTTGACGGTGACTTGATTCCAAGGAAACTTTTTGCCGCATCAAAAGCACGTTTGGCGGCTCCTTTTGCCGCTTCAACAATCCTGCCGACACCGTTGCGGATACCGTTAGCGATACCGTTGATTATGTTTGTGCCAATACTTCCCCAGTTTTTACTGCGGAAAGACGATACGAACCTTGAAAACAATGTCGGAATCGTAGACAGGAACCTGCCGATATTTCCAAGAACGCCGGATGCAATCTTGTTTACAATCTCTCGACCTTTGCTCAGCACATCACCAAGTTTACCGGCAATCCCAGATACAAATCTCGCCATCAACTGTACTGCCGCCGACAAAAGCAGACCGGCAAGAGACAGAATACCTCTTGATAACGTGCTGACAATAGAAACGCCACGGCTCAGGATCTGCGGCAGGTTTGCGGTAATAGTAGAGATAAATCTTCCAATCGCAGTTACCGCCGCACTGATAAATGCAGGAAGATTCTGTATGATTCCACTCGCAAGGTTTCCAATAATGGTTATGCCGGTCTGTATAATTGTGGGCAGGTTCTCTTCAATTTGCGCCATAAAATCATTGATGATAGTTAAAGCTGTTTCTGCAATCTCCGGCAGTCTCTCAACGATTCCCATCAGCAGATTTCCGATTAATTCTGCGCCGGCTTCAAAAATGCTGGGAAGATTCTCATATAATGCGGTTGTCATGCTGAAAATCGCTTCAAACGCCGCATGTGTAATATCCGGCAGGCTTGAGATAATCCCGTCAAGCAAGCTGAGAATAATATCTCCGCCGCTGGTCATGATGTCCGGCAGTGCGCTTGTTATAGCGTCAATCATTGATGTCATAATGCCGGATGCAGTCCCAATCACGTTAGGGATCTCTGCCAGCATTCCCGTTACAAAGTCCCGAATCATCTGAGCTGCCGTAATTATAAGTTTTGGCGCATCCCCGCGGATGAATGATTCAAACTGACTTATAAGATCCAGACCTGCTTCCCCAACCTTTGGCGCATTTGATATAACCGCCTTAACAAACGCTTCAACGACCTTATACGCAGCCACTGCCACAGCCGGAACCGCTTCAATTGCAGATGTGACGATCATTAAGACAATATCAGTTCCTTTTGACATTATCTTCGGCAGATTGTTAAGTATTGCCGTTGAGAACGCAGACATTATTTTTCCGCCCAGTTCTGCAATTTTCGGGATCGCTTCATCAATCTTTTGAAACAGGGAATCAACGCCCTCTGTTATCAGCGTTATTCCCTTTTCGCCGTCACCGCCAAAAATCTCTGTTATGCCGTCCATAATTGAAGTTACAGCAGGCAGAAACTCAGATACAATTCCCCTTGACGCTCCGCTTATAGCAGTCTGCATATCCTGTAGACTGTCCTGATACTTTGCCGCCGCCTTTACAGCTTCATCGGACATAACTCCGCCCAGCTCGTGTACACGGTCACGCATAGCCTGTGTTTCTTCCGCGGATGTGTTCAGCAAAGGACCAAGTTCTGTTGCTCCACGCCCCAGAAGTTTACCGGCAAGGTATGTTCTTTCTGTTTCATCTTCAACATTTTGCAGAGCAGTGATTGTCTTTTCAAATAGTTCTTCCTGCGACATGTTGGCAATTTCCTGCTGAGACATTCCCAGCTTTTCAAATGCGTCAGATCCCGTTTCCGCAGCACTTGCCAGCGTTTTCATGCTTGCCTGCATAGATTCTATGCTTGTGCCGGAATGACGCATAACGGCATCCCATTCCTGATATGCCTGCGCTGTCATGCCCATTTTTTGCGACATTTTGTCGATGTGGTCACCATACTCCGCAACCTTGTTAGTCTCTTTTATGAGAGCGGTGCCCATCGCTACGCTTGCTGCTCCGATTGCTGCCATAGCAGCAACCCCGGCTTTTGCTGCCCCGGATAAAATTGATTTTATTCTGCCACCAAATGTTTCGGCTTTTCCCTCACCCTCAGTTAACCCGGCATCGTACTCAGATGAATCAAGACCAAGGCTTGCCATTAATTCAAATACAGTCATAGCTTGCTCCTAATAGATGCAACAATTTCCTGCGCCGTCCGTGTTTCTTCCGGCTTTTTGTGCAGTATGTCGTAATACCGTTTTGACATCATTTTACCGCCGAAACGTGTTGCCAAAATATCGTTGATATAGCACAACGCATCTGTTATGTAGACCTGATACAGTTCCCTTTCTGCTTTCTTTTTAAAAAAAGCTATGCAGTGATCCACTACATAGCTTTTTCCAAACACTTCCAGCAAATCAAGCCGTATATCCTTTATTGCTTCAAAGTAGTCTACACTTCCAAATGCGTCAATAACGTAAAAAAACGCACAACGTTCTCATCCTCAGCCATATCAAGGATCGCACCCAGATATTCGGACATCGTATGATCGTCAACGTTCGCCGGTTCCACGAAACAGCAAAGAGCCAGCAGTTCAAGAGTTTCCGCCGGATGCTCTTCAAGGATAGCGTTAAAGATCGCACTCAGGTTCTTGCGTACCTGCGCAGACACCATTTCCCTGCGCTTTTTCTTTACCGCTTCCGTTTCGTCAACTGAAAGATCCGCAGATAACTCCGGCATACCTTTTGGCAGGCGCTTGCGGATATTCATAATGTCAGTGACCGTCAGAAAACGCTCTGCTGTTTTTCTGAGCCGGTTTGTCTGCGCCAGAAACTCTGACGGCTTACAATTTGCCAGATTCTTCATAAATTATTCTCCGTCTGTATTGTTCTGCGTCTGCGTCCCTGTCTGCGTTCCTTCCTCTGCCGCCTGACTGTAAAAAACCATAGGCACGGTGTCCTGATCGTTGATGGATACGTGTCCAGTCAGTTCGCAGGAAATCTGTCCCTTGCCGGACTTTGTTGTCTGCAGGGAAAAACCGCCGGTTGAAAGTGCATTTAAAAGCTGGATCGCAACAAGACCGCCGTCTGCTCTGTCTCCGACCCACCAGATATGAGCAAAATCGGTCTGCGCCAGATTGCGCCGGGGAATGATCTTGCTTGCGTTCTCGCTGTCAATATCAGCACAACCCAGTGCCATTTTGATCGCCGCCGGACTGGTCCCAAGTGCGGTGAATCCCAGCTTGCACTCCCAGCTATCCAGATGCTTTAGCTCTTTCATGTTGACCGGACAGTTATCAACATCCTCGCCCATGTCAGAAAAAGTCGGAACGCAGGTAGCATTAATGCCGCCAGTCGTTGCTGTGATAATTGCGCCATCTGCGATAGCAGGAGCCGCAGGATTGAATTGATTGAGCAGGACACCAGCATCGAGCTGAAGCTGGTCAAAAGTGTCCTCTGGAATTTTTGTAAATCTTCCCATTTTTATACCTCAGTATTGTGTTAGATATTCCGCCATCAGGTTGATATAAATTCGACGGATCATGCTGTCGCTGTCGTCCGACATGCGCTGCGCAAAAGGATTCCCTTTCGTGATATAGATATACCCATTATCCAACTTCACAAGAGCAAATCCTAACACATTGACATACTCAGAAATCTGATCTGCTTTTTTTGTAATTTCTTCCCAGGATGTAGAGTGATACCAGATCGAGCCGGTCAGCGGAACCGGACTGCCGAGACTGTCAGTCACATTGGAGTAGGTTATATACGGCATTACCGCATTGTCTGGAACCGTCAATTCGTCATACGCAGGTATTCCGAACGTCTCCCAAAAAGACTGTAATCCCTGTGATTTATCCATTTGGCAATCTCCATTCTTCTGCCGTCACCTGGCGCATATTAAGGTTAGCAGATGCAGGTGTCTTTTTGTCATCGCCGTCAGATGTGACCCTAAATATCTTCCCGTCTGATCCACGCCGGAATACGTCGTGATATTCCAGCGTCATAGCTTTTTCAGTTGTAACCGTGTATAAAGACGTGACGCCTTCTTTTTGTGCCGCCCTCGCCGCCATAGACGTGTCAAAAACGATTGCCGCATTAAATACTGCACCATCGCTCCAAGTCGTGTTATATCCGCCGTATCCGTCCGATTCAGTGTGCTTATTGAGTAGCACGCACTCTTCCATTGCTTCCGATAGCAGGCTCATCTTATCTTTCTCCATTGGTTAAGCTGTGACTTGAATTTTTTCTGCCACGTGATACCCTCGCCGCTGTCGTTGCTTCCGCCTGACGCTTTGGTGTATGAGTAACCGCCGAAAGATTCAGACTGATACGGACTTGCCAATGCTTTCTGTACATCTTCATCAGCAAGCCAGTTGTTGATCTCGGTCTGCATTGCAATGACGGTAGGAGGAACCGCCATTGCCCAGACCGCACCCTCGAATACCTCATCAGTCAAATCAGAAGCCGGGTACTGATAAACGCCGTCATTGAATACACTGTCGCAGATACGGAAATACTGACCGACCTGCAGGGAACCGTCAGCAACCAGTTCGGACAGGTCAATCTCACCGTTAACGATTCGGAATGTCCCGAAATACTTTGCCTTTTCAAACCAGTTTCGCAGCTCCTTGCAGAGTTCAGTCAGTGTCATATCTCCCCCTTATTTTACGATCACTTCAAAGGATTCAGATGTTCCGTTGGTCGCATCTGTCGCAGTGATGATTGCTCTGCCTTTCTTAACGCCGGTCACAACGCCGGTGCTGGAATTTACAGTTGCCACTGTCGTATCGCTGGATGCAAATGCTACGGTAGCGTCAGACGGTACTTTGGTCAGGGTATTGGTCACGGTGGAGTTAACTGCAACGGTGACTTCCTCTTTGTCGAAAGTCAGGCTTGCGCCGGATGCGCCGATTGTAATGACTGCAACAGCGTCAAGATACTCTGCCCACAGGAGCATACCCATCAGTGCAAAGGATTCACCAACTGCCGTGTTGTAGTTGCCGTTTGCATGGAAACCGATCAGGTTTGTTTCGCCCTGCACGGTGTAGTCCAGACCCAATGTTTTGAACTCGCTGTCACCGGGATCTGTGTAGTACAGGATAATGTTTTCAGCAGGTGTCGCAATGACTTTTCCTGCCGGGATCTCGCTGGAAAGAATCATGGTCTGTGCGCCGAGGAAATCCTTGACGTACTGAATGCCAAACTGGTTCTGTACGGTCAGGTTTGCGGCTCCAAGATATCTGTAAGCGTCAATGGTGTTGACGAATACAACAATGTTGGAGTAGTCACGGCGCATCTTCTTAAACTTATCAACAACACGACCGATTGCCATAGCAATCGCCATCTGGAATGTGATTTCAGTTGATTTGAGCGTGCCGGTCTGCAGGAATGTGTAGAAACGATCCAGAACGGTGCCCTGCAGTTCGTTCAGAAACGCCGCATCTGTCTTCTGGACGGCGACTGCCGCACCGTACTTGTTGACGGCTTCAATGGAGACTGCCTTTGCGTACTTCTCCAGCGTCAGATCGCCGTATGCGACAGGACGCACACCTGCCTTGCTGTACGGGATCTCTTCACCCTCGCCGACTGCGCCGGGCTGCAGAGTGACGTATGCTTCGTAGGATGCCAGTGTTGTGCCGGGTTCCCTCTTGATCGGACGCATAATGCCCAGCACTTCACGCAGGCTGTCCCAGTTCCCTGTAAAACGTGTTACGAAATCAATCTCACGTGCTCTGACGGAAATATCTGCCGCCATAGTCAGATTTGCTTTAGGTGACATCTTTGCTCCTTTCGTCAATAGCCAAAGAGTTCAAGGTTCTCGGCAATTGCCTGCTGACGCTCTCCTGCGTCTTTGATCTTTAAAATGTCCTCTTTGGTCAGGTTGCCGCCGCTGTTTTTGGGCGGTGTCTTTGTATCCGCACCCTTCACGCCGGAAGTCTGGATGAAATCAGACCATTCCGCCTTGATAGATTCCACCATCTTGTCGCTGTCTTTCAGCTTGCCGTCCTTGTCCAGCTTTGCGCCGGAAAGATCCGTCACTCGCAGGATTGACGCAATGCGCTTATCAGACACGCCTGCTTCTTTCAGCAGTGCCTTATAAGCGGATTCAACCGCCGCTTTATTTGCACGGTCAGCTTGATCCTGCTTGTACTTGTCGTACTCCGCTTTGAGATCGTTATACTTCTTTTCGAAGCCGTCATCACCTTTGGACTTGAGGTCATCAAGTTCCTGCTGAATCGCAGGCAGTTTGCCGGCTTCCGCTTTGTACCTGTCACGCTCTTCCTTTAGCGCATCAGTTGTCTCAGTATGTGCTTCAATGATAGTGTCAATCTGTTCATCCGTCAGGCTCATTCCTTTGAGCATTTTCCGTGTGAGGCTCATGTAATCTCCTTTTCTTCGGTCACGATTCTCTGTGATTCGTTACGGTATAGATTATATCACAGCCGGAATTGTTTGAAAACAATAAATGGATAGCCATTTCTGACTATCCATTTAATTCTCTTTCGATAATTGACTTGTACTCAGCGACATTGTTGGCAATCGCCGGTTTGAGATACGGCTTTGCTTCCATCTTGACCGTTCCCATCTCGACATACGGCGCATACTCCACATTGGTACCGATGTACACACGCTCTTTTTCCGGCGTTGCCAGCATTTTGTAATCTGCGCCCTTTGCAGGAGCCTGCCCTGTTGAGTGCTGTTCCTCAGTTGCGTATGTGATACTACCTCTCAGCGTTCCGCCAATATAACCTTTTATGCCGGTGCTTTCCGGCGTTCCGACAGGACAGAGTGCTTTTGCATATGTTTCTGCCGCCATGCCGATCTGGATCATTGCACGCTTTACAGCTTCATCTTTTGCATCTATTACTTCCTGCCGGTGACTTACAACCTTAAACGCCATAGCCTGCTCCACTTAATAAATAACATCTTCATCATCTGACACAAGTCCAAGCTCATATACATCTTTTCCCTGTGCCAAACAGTTTTCGATGATTTCAATAACTTCATTGTCGGTTCTGCCCCATTTTAACGGGATCATCGGGAAACTTTCTCCGAATTTTTTTCTGTATTTTTTCAGCATTTCGTCAAGCATTTATTGCACCACCTTTATTATTCCTTTGAACGCTTTTACTGTCTCAGGCATATATTTTTCAAACTCTTCCAGCTCCATTCCGCCAACGGTAACAGCACTGTTTACGTTTGCCCACGCTTCTGATGCAGTTTCGTATAACCTTGTAAGCCTTTTTACTTTTGCCTGATTGCTGGCATCAAACCCAAGTTCCTTGTACGCTTCCTTTAGTTGTTTCTCAAGACCAAGCTGTTTAACTCTGCGATTGTATGCACGGTTGTAATATCTATCACCATGTCCCCACGGCAGTAATCCTTTATCCTGTGTGCTGAAAAGTCCATCAAGAAAATCCTGTACGTTTCCACTTGCATTTCTTGTTTCTTTCGTAGCCAGCATTGCGGATACTATACTGCGATCTTTAATCATTGGTCGTAATCTTTCAGCGTCTTTCCTTAATGCGCTTAAAAATTCGTCCGACATAGACGGTGTTTCTTTTAAAAACTTAAATGTGCCGGAGCCAAATTTGCACCGATTATTAATCGTGTCAATTTCGTCGAAATGTAATTTCGGATGTCTGCCAATTTTTGCATCAAACATATGACCGGATTCATGTGCCAGCGTGCTGAATTTGTTTGTTCCAACATCTTTGCTGTAAGAAAATTCTATCGAATCACTAAGCGGACGATAAACTCCACCGCCAGAAGTTCGACTTATTCTATTGCACTGATCAGAATATTTATCAAACAGTCCTTTGGTTTCGCTTTTATCAACAAGACCTCTAAATTCTTCGTAATCGTCTCCAAGTGCTCCTTTAATTTTAACACTTTCAAAAGGTTTTGTTTTTGGCGGCTCTGTTGTTAAAGAGCCTTTTTGATGCTCTCCCTTCCATTCCTCATAACTCATATTCCCAAGCCGTGAGAACCTGTCAACGCCCTGCAACCCCTGTTCATAGAGTTTTGTCCCCGGAATAGCGGCACCGATTGTACAGCGACAGTTATATATCAATTCCGGCGGAACCTTATAGTTTGTACCGCCCAGGTCCGCAGGATACATGATCTGCTGTCCATCTACTTCAAACGGCGTGTCAACCTCTTGCATCTGACCGTCCAACAGCCGGTGCTCATGCCGGGTTCTGTTGTCCAGTGTAGCAATCCAGACCACCTTGAAATAGATTCCCATTCCTTTAGCACGCCGGTATGCGTCATATCTACCGGCGGACTGCGCATTGGTCATCATGGTCCTTGCGTTCCGCATAGCCTGAGCCTTTTCCATATTAGTGACTGACTGCAGTCTTTTTGCTACTTTGGCAAGCGGTTCGCCCTGTAAAATTCCCTGCATGATTGCGCTGTTCAACTTCTGCTTTGACCAGCGTTTTTCCTTTGCGTCCCTGATTCTTTTCAGCGTTCTCTCTGACGGGTCGGGCAACATCTTCTGATCCGCTTTCGCAAGTCTGGAAACCGTACCCCGGTCATACAGCGTGTAAGATGTGTCAACAAGGGATTCTTTCTCAACTTGAAACGTTCCATAGTCGTGATTGAGCGCATAAACGTCATAGGCGTTATCCTTTGCAATCTGCCGGGCAATCTCGTTGGTGTTGTGATAGTCCTGCGCCAGTGTGTCAAGCATTTCTTCCCAGCGTTTACCGATCATAATCTGACCAATGCGCCAGTCTTTATATTCCTGCTGTGTTATCAGACCTTTTTTCAGCAGATCCCTTTTCTCTTTATCCTTGCGGTCAAACGCCTTGAAATACTTTTCCAGCTTTTTCTCCATATCCTTGTTCGCTGTCTTGTATTCACGGTTCAGCCGCTTTGCAATCTTCTCTATGATTTTATCTGTTTCCAGATGTGCCTGATCCATTTAACTCTTCCTCAGCAGGCTCCTCAACAGGTGCAATCTGCTCAATCTCGTCTGCATCCATCTTTTTAATCATATCTTCATATCTGTCCTTGTCTCCCAGAATCGTCAGGATTTTTTCAGTGACGTATTCTGAATCAAGGTACTGCGCCGCCTGCAGTATTGTCTGTATCTCTTCTGACTGATTGACAATCATTGACCGGGTGAATGTCGGCTCGTCATCAATTCCGGCAAGTTCCAGAATCGACATAATTGCCTGATTTACGCAGTATTCATAATCATCGCACTTTGCATTGAGATCGTTATACGCCGCCCGAATCTGCGCTGTTACCACGCTTCCGCTTGCAATCCTCTCATAGTCAACTGCCATAGCATCTTTGTACAGGTCTTTATCCAGCCGATTAAGCAATGCTTCCCTTGACTGATACGGTGCTTCCAGTGTGTGGCTTTCTGCCTTTGCGCCGTCCTCTTCAAGTGATGCCGCATGTACGGTCTTTATCCTTTCGACAAACTGCGACAACCCGACATCGTCCATTCCGCCAGCGTTCTGAATCGTCCAGTAAATCAGGCTTGCTTCATCGACCGTATTGGCAAAGCCGCTCTTAATCAGGTCATAACAGTCAATCTGTTCACGCAGTCCCACGATCTCAGACTGCTTATGCTTATTGCCCCACAGCGGAACAATCGGAAACGCCGGATAGTTTTCCCTGTCATAAATCTCCGTGCCGTCAGCTTCTGACGTGACTGTCTTGATCTTGTACGCTCTTTTGTCCTGCAGGATTTCTCCCGTACCGCCGTGCCAGATGTATTCTGTGTAGCCGTCCATTTCGTACAGTGTTGCACGCATAGGCTTATCCGATGCAACCTGCCAGAACCTGATTCCGGCTTTCATTGCGCCGTCCTCTTCATCGTAGATCGGCATAAACTCGAATACGTCAAACACTTCCACGTGATCCACGTTGAAAAACAGGAACGCAACGCCGTGTACCAGTGCTTTGTGCCCGGCGTTCTGAATCTCATTGTCGAATGGATGCTTTTTGGTGCTGATACGTTCATCTGTTGTATCCTGATTCCAGCTTATGCCGTTTCCCAGCAGAAACTGATTTTCATGTACAATGAACCGATGAAAGTGCCGCAACGCCATTTTAAAATT